GATATGTAGTTATGTCTTTTTCTGTATGCCAATAACTTTCATATCTTTCTTTTTCTTTTGTTTCCAAAGCTAATTGTTCTTTGAGCTTTAGATATTCTTGTTTATATTTCATATTTTTCCTTTCTGTTTAACCCCATAGTTGTTTGATTATTGCTAGTTGCTCTGTACTAGCATCTTTTAACATCCAATTATCTAAGTCAGGTCTCTCAACAAGACTTGCCATGATCTTTGGATCGCCATTACTTGCAATAAGTAATCTTTGTATCGTCATCGCTTTTCTTATCATTTGGTCCAAACAATATTCCAAGTAATCTTGTTTCAACATTGGATGCGATTGATCGAAAATTATATAATCTTTTTCATTAGCATAAAATAAAAATGGTTCTTTACCACTAGCCAAAGTATAGAAAGCAACTTGCGTTACATTTCTTGGGTCAGGATCAGTAGGTAATTTTTTAGAATAAAATCTTAACTCACCTTTTATATCTCTAACTGTTGGTGGTTTAGTTTTACACTCAGCAAACTTTGCATCAGCTTCATAATCTATTCTACCTGTTATACCTATCATCAAATCTTTTGGTATCATGTCAACATATCTTTCGCATTGAAGTTCATCATCACCAAAAATATTCT